CCTGCGCGTTCTCATTGTTCTGGATCAGCCGCTCGCGCTCGCGGATGATGTCATTGATCTCGCGCTCGGCCTCGCGGTCGGGGCGCGGGATGGACGCCACGCGGCGGGTGGTGCCCTCGATGCGGCGCAGGGCCTCGTCGCGCTCGCGCAGGGCCAGGGTTTCGAGCCGGGTGCGATCGGCGGCGGTGATGCCACCCGCGGCCTCGGCCTCACGCAGGCGGCGGACGCGGTCGTCGTACTCGCTGTTGATGCGAAAGCGGTCGTCGAGCGCCTTACGCAGTTCCTCTGCGTCGGCGGCGGTGCGGCGGCGGCGGGCCTCGGCGGCCTGGCCAGCCGCGGCCTCCTGCTCGGTGCGCTGGCGCTCGCCGGCCGCCGCCTCCCCGCGGGTGATTTCCTCCTGGAGTTCCGTGTACTGGCGCCGCAGTTCCTCCAGCCGGGCAGCGCGATCGACGCCCGCCTGCTGCTGGGCGGTGCCTACCAGGCCGCCGCGGATTGAACCGCGACGGGGCTGCGAGCGCAGGCTGTCGCGGCCGTCGTTCTCCGCCTCGAGGCGGGCAATCTGGGCGCGCAGGGCCTCGGCCTGGGCGCGACGGTCCGCCTCCTGCTCGGAGGGGAGCAGCAGGCCGGAACCGCGACGCACGCCGTCCAGCACGCGGGCGGCGCCGGACAGCGCACGCGCCAGCGCGTTGGACAGGCCGATGGCCTGGTCCAGTCGGGCGAGGAACTGGTCGGCGGCGGCGGTGAGCTGGCCGAAGGCGCGGCCGACGGCGAGCGGCGCGCGTTCGAACTCGCCATTCAGCCGCTCGACGGCGCGCAGCAGGGCGGGGAACACCGTGTCGGCGGTGAGCTTGCCCTCGGAGCCGAGCTTGCGGAGCTCGCCGATGGAGACGCCGAGCTCGCGCGCCAGCGCCTGGGCCAGCGTCGGCAGGCCTTCCAGGATGCTGCGCAGCTCATCGCCCTGCAGCGTGCCGGAGGCCAGCGCCTGGGCCAGCTGCTGGGTGGAGGAGGCGATCTCCTGCTGGCTGGCGCCCGAGGCGATCGAGATGCGCTGCAGGCCGCCGACGAGGGTGGCGACCTGGTCGGAGGTGGCGCCGATCTCACGCGCCGCGATCGAGAAGCGGGCGAAGGCGTCCACGCTCTCGCGCACGGCGATGCCGGTCTGCAGGCTGTCACGATACAGCCGGTCGTAGATCTCGCCCGCGCGTTCGACGGAGCCCAGCGCGGTGTTCAGCCGGCCCATGGACTGGGTCAGCGCATCGCCGGCGACCACCACGGCGCGCAGCCCGGCGGCGAGGCCGGCGATCTGCACGCCTCGGACGGCGACATCCAGTAGGTCGAGCGCGCGGGAGGCGCGATCGGCGCCGCCCTGGATGCGCTCCAGGCTGCGCTGGCCGGTCTCACCGACCTCGCGCAGTTCCTGCTTGACCCGGGCGGCGTCGTCCAGGGAGAGACGGACCGAGACGCGGCGCGTGCTATCCGCCATGCGTCACGCCTCCTGCGATGGGGTGGTCAGGATCCGGGAGGATCAGTGCGGCGCGCGGCGCTGCCGGCGGCGAGGCCCATGCGCATGGCGAGCAGCAGTTCGGCGGCGGCCCAGCCGGAGGCGCCCATCTCGCGGGCGGTGGCGAGCGCGGCCGGCATGTCGAGGTCGAGGCCGGCCATGGTCGCCGTGGCGCAGGTGGTGCCGGCGGCCCAGGCTGCGGCGCCCTCGACGCTGGCCGGGGCGTGGGCGGCATAGGGGCAGGCCAGGCCACAGTCGCGATCGAGGGCCGCGCAGCCGCGGCAGTAGTCAGGGCCCTGGCCGAAATGCCATTCGGCCCGGGCCCTTAGCCGTTTCCCTCCAGCGCCACGGCGGCGACCGGGCCGGTGGCGCGATCCCAGAAGGCGGCCGCCATCTCGTCAATGTCCATCAGGCGCTCGACCGCCTCCGGCGAGAGCGGCAGCGGCTTGCCGGCGGCGTCGCCGACGCCCTCCCAGGCGGTGACGGCGTGGCGGGCGAGCGCCTTGACGAGGAAGGCGAAAGCCAAGCCGCGCGCCATGTCCGGGTCGAGGTCAGCGTCGGACGCCCGCAGTGCGCCAAGGCGACGCGCGGAGCCGGCCTGGGCCGCGGCCATGACCGCGGTGGTGACGGGGCGGATTTCCACGCGCACGCCGCGCGGCAGGTCGAGCCAGTACGGCTCGACCGGGAGGTCGAGGGTGAGCATTTCGCAATCCCTTGTGATTGGTTACCTACGAACGATTGGCCAGCTGCTGCTGGCCGCCCCGAAGAGTGCGTCGGCTTGACGCGCTGACTATGCTGCACGAACGGCCGGCCCGAATCGGCTCTGGGCCGGCGTTACACACCGCGCCGAATACTTAACCGTAGCGAAGGATGTTTTGATGGCTGACTGGATCTACGTCGATAACTCGAACGTCTTCATCGAGGGACAAAGGGTCAGCGCACTCGCCAAGGGCATGGCGCTGAACATCTATGACGCATTTGACAACCGAATTCTCGATACGAGCTATCGGATGAGCTTTGGGAAGCTCTACCAGTTTGTGGCTGGCACTGACCCCAAGGGCACGGCACGCGCCATGCTGTTTGGATCTCGTCCCCCGGAGAATGACGCGGTTTGGAACCTTGCAAAGCGCGCTGGTTTTGAGGTCGTTACTCATGACCGCAACTTCGCCAATAAGGAAAAGAAGATCGACACTGGGATCGTGGCGGCGCTAACGCGTGATGCCTACAAGAGCGCGCAGCCTGGAGACGTGTTTACCATCGTGTCAGGGGACAGTGACTACGTTCCCGCAGTGGAAAATCTCGTATCCGACGGTTTCCAAGTCGATGTCGTCTTCTGGGACCATGCCTCGCGGGAGCTGAAGGCCGCATGCTCAAACTTCATATCGCTCAATCAGCACTTGGACGCTTTGCGCCCTTGATGGGGCACATCAAGAGCTTCGGCGGCAGCATCACGCATACTCCGTCCCCGCCTGCTGGTTCCGCAGCACCGCCGTCATCATGCGCGTCGCCGTCGCGTTGAACGCGGCGCGGAAATCGAAGCTGGCCTCCACACCGGCCGGACCTTCGATCGGGGTCTTGGCCAGCGCGAGATAGACCTCGTGCAGCGTGATGGTCAGGCTGCGGTTCGCGTCGATCGTGAAGGCCAGGGCGAACTCCGCCGATGTTCCGGCCTGCGCCTGGGCGAGCAGCGTGGTGTTCTCGAAGCGCACAGTGATTTGGCCGGTGCAGCGCGCGATGCCGGGATCCACGCCCTCCACGCGGCGATCGGCGCGGATGGTGCGCACGGCCTCCATGCCGTTGGCATAGGTGAGCCGTGCGCCGGTCACCTGCGCCAGCGCCACGCTGCTGCGCGTGATCGATCCCTGGGCCTTGTTGAAGGCGGTATAGGCCGCGCTGGTGGGCGTCCCGCCTGACGTGGCGCCGGTGCGCACCGAACCCTGGCCCAGCAGCCCGAAGGTCGCCGTGGCCGCGCCAGTCGGCGTGAAGTCCATCTCCAGCGTGTCGGCACGCACGCCAGTGCAGACGTCGAAACTCGGCACGTCCGGGTAGCCGATTTCCATCGCGTTGCTCGGCAGCGCAGAAGCGCCCGAGCCGAAGGTGTGGATGAAGTTGGTCGTGCCTGTGGTGGTCGGCGCGCCGAGCAGCAGCCGCAGCCAGTGGCCGATGTTGATCAGATCGACCGGCACCACCGCCTGGCCGGCGACCGTCACCGTGTCGAGGAAGGGCGCGGCCGGGTCGCGGTTGCTGCCGACACCGATGACGTCGGCATCCAGCAGCGGCTGCTCCGCACCCAGGTCGCAGGACAGGAAGGGCATGCGACGCCAGTTGCTGCCGGGCGCGGTGCCGTAGGTGGTTTCGGGCAGCATGAGCAGGCGGCAGTTCGCGCCGATGGCACGGGGCATGGGCGTTCTCCAGGGGGTGGGTCAGGCCAGCGGCGAGCCGGCGACGGTGAACCAAAGGGTGACGGGGATGGCGGCGGCCCGGGCTGCTGCGGCGCCCTCGAACTCAACATCCTCGAAGGACGCGCTGCCGGGCTGTGCCCACTCCACGGTGCCGCCGAGGGTGCGGTTGGCAGCGATGGCCGCGGCGACGTCGACCAGCAGCCCGTCGAGCAGCGTGTTGCGTGCGGCGGGTGTGGCGCCGGCGACGGTGATCTCGACTTCTGCGCGATGCTCAACCTGCCAGGCCAGCGGCGAGAGGATCGGCGTCTCCTCCACCGTCTCGCCGTCGCGGACGACCACCAGCCCGCCAGCGGGGATGCGCTGCGGGGCGGTCTCGCCGCGCAGCACGATCGGCGCCGGGTTCCGGGCTGCGAGCGACGCGACAAGGCGGTTGTGCAATGCCGCGATGGCAGTCTCGCGCGTGCTCATGCCCACCCCAGCATCGAGGCGAAGAAGCGGCCCGCGACCCAGGTGAGCGCCAGGCCGATAGGGACGGCGGCCCAGGACAGCACGACCAAAGCGATCAGCAGGAGGAACCGACCACGCATGGTCATGCCGTCCTCCCGCTCTCGCGTTCCCATGCCGCCACGAAGCGGCCCGGCAGGCGCCGCAGCCCACGCTCAGCCGCACCCCGCACGTCGAGCCGCTTGGCGAGCTTCACCTGGGGCAGGAGGAGGAACATCGGCACCATCCCCTGTTCCAGCAGGCCGCGCGCCCAGGCCTCGCGGCCCTTGCGGTTGGCGGTGCCGACTTCCGTCACGCCGCCCGCCACCAATCGCGTCCTGCGCCGCCGCCCGGTCTGCTCGCCCTGGCGCAGCGGCAGGCACCACACGAAGCCCCGTCCCGACTTGAAGGGCCGCAGGAAGGCCTGACCGGAAGCGACCATCTGGGCCGGCGTCACGCGCATGCCCTTCTCGCCACGCCCACGGCGTCCCCGCGCCGCATTGAAGCCGGTCGGGAGGGCGAGGAACTTCCGGCCACCCTTGGCACGGATCAGCGCGCCACGCTCGAAGGCGTCGATCACGTTCGGCACCTTGGTGAAGACGAGACCGGCCGGCCGAAGCGACTGCCCGCTCCGCGGGAAGATCATCGACCGCCAGGCGTTGGCGATGCCGCGGGCGTTGCCGGAGAAGGCGGTGGTGACCTGCCGGCGCAACTCGGCCTTCACCTGATCGGTCTCGGCGCGGATGGCGGTCATGGCCGCCCGCTCGCCGGCGCGCACCTCGTCGGCAAGCACCTTGCGGAGATCGCCGACGATATTGGCGCCGAGCCGCATGGGCTACGGCCCGCCCAGCCGGCGATTTATGACGCGCAGTAGGAGGTCGTGCAGCGCGGCATAGCCCAGCGTGCCCGCCATCCAGGCGACGGCGAACAGCCACCACCCATCCAGTTCCAGCGCCCGCGCCACCAGCCACGCGCCGGTGCCCAGGCTGCCGCCCGCGAGTGTGTGCAGCAGGAAGGCCCCGCTGAGCATCGGCCGTCCGGTCGAGGTCAGTCGCGCCACGGCGCCGAGCGCTCCCAGCGCGCCGGCGAGCAGGGCCTCGCCAATGATCGCGCCGATGCGTTCGGGATCGATCATGGCGGTGCTCCTATCGGCGGCAGAAGACACGCCAGGCGATGCCGGCGGCGTCGCGCTCGGCGTGCTGGACGGTCAGGATGTCGGCGCCGAGGGTGAAGGTGTCGTCGGCGTCCACGGCGGGCAGCACGGCGATCGCCACCG